ATGAAAATAAACCCGCTGTTAAGATAGAACTAGATAATTTAGATGAATCTGATTCCATTAAAACTAAAATTCGCGATGAATTTGATGAAGTTTTAAGATTATTAGATTTTCAAAATACTGGTTATGAAACATTTAGAAAATGGTATGTTGATGGTAGATTATATTTTCATATGGTAGTTGATGAATCCAGACCAAAGAATGGTATTCAAGAATTAAGATGGATTGATCCAACAACCATCAAAAAAGTAAAAAAAGTAAGAAAAGAAAAAAAGAAAAATATTGATATTATAAAAACAGATGAAGAATTTTTTGTGTATACTCCAAAGCATTATATGGCAACATGGACACCACAACAAAAAACAATGATGTCAACACAATCAATAAAAGTTCATGTTGATTCTGTTGCATATGTAACATCTGGTATGTTAGATAAAAATAAAATGATGGTTTTAAGTAATTTACATAAAGCCATTAAACCACTCAATCAATTAAAGATGATTGAAGATGCTGTTGTAATTTATCGTTTATCTAGAGCACCAGAACGCAGAGTTTTTTATATTGATGTTGGTAATCTTCCAAAATTAAAAGCAGAACAATACTTGAAAAATATAATGACCAAGTATAAAAATAAAATGACATATAATGCATCTACAGGAGAAGTCCAAGATGGTAAGAATCATATGTCAATGTTAGAAGATTATTGGTTACCTAGGAGAGAAGGTGGTAGAGGAACAGAGATTACCACTTTACCAGCCGGACAGAATTTAGGTGAGATTGAAGATATTAAATATTTCAAAATGAAATTATATAAAGCGTTAAATGTTCCATCATCGCGTTTAGAGACAGAAGGTAATAATTTTAATATAGGAAGGTCAGCAGAAATTACAAGAGATGAATTAAAGTTTTCAAAATTTGTTACACGATTGAGAACTAAATTCAGTAATTTATTTGATGAGATATTAAGAACACAATTAATATTAAAGAAAATTATTACAAGTGATGATTGGGAAAAATTTAAAGAACATATCACATATGATTTTTTAAGAGATTCATATTTTACAGAATTAAAGAATTCTGAAATGTGGAAAGATAGATTAGAGACATTATCAGCTTTAGATGACCAAGGAGGTTATGCTGGTAAATATTTTTCAAAGGAATGGATTCAGAGAAATATTTTACAAATGGATGAAGTTGAGATTAAAGAAGTTGAAAAGCAAATAAAGAATGATAAAGATCCAGAATTTTCATATGGACAACCAAGGACAGATGCTGATGGTAATCCAATCCAAATGAATCCTGATAATGATAGTAGTAATGATTTTGATGATGAAGAAGAATCCACAGAAAAAATTAGAAAATTACTTTAAAGGAGAATATAATGGAAGATTTTATTGATTATCTACAACAAGGCAAAGTTAGTAAAATAACGGATGTCTTAACAGACCGATTACAGTCTAAAGTTAGTGATGCTATGGAAATTAAAAAACAAGAAATAGCATCAACAATGTTTACTGGAGAACCTTCAGTTATTGATGATGAAGTAGTAACCGAGGAAAAAAAAAAACTTTAGATGAGAACAAGAAATTAGACAAGATTATCGGTGATGTTTTAGATGATTGGTACAAAGTTAAAAGTAATAATTTACTTCCAACTTCTTCAGATAAAAAGAAACTTGATAAACTTGTTAAACAACATGCAAAGAAGAACAAAATGGAATATGATGAACTTTCAGATGCTATAGAAAATGGAAAAATTGAAAATGTTGATATTATTGGTAATTTAAAAAATATCAATGAAAGTGGTGAATCACAATATATTATATTTAAGGATAAAAGTAGATTAAAAGTAGATGATGAAACATCTAAGCATTTACTAAAGATATATGAAAATTTAAATACTGAAAACAGGAATAAATTTGTAGATATAATTGAAAAAAATCAACATAATTTTTTAAAGATGGCAGATTTTTCAGTTAATTCATAAGAGGAAAGAATTATGAAGTTAATAACAGAATTTAATGAAACAATTAGTATTACTGAAGGTTCCAAAAAAGATTTATTTATTGAAGGAATTTTTTTACAAGGTAATATTAAAAATAGAAATGGTAGACAATATCCAACAGAGATGTTGAATAGAGAAGTTAAACGTTATGTTAAAGAGTATGTAAATAAAAACCGTGCTCTTGGTGAATTGGGACACCCACAAGGTCCAACTGTTAATCTTGATAGGGTTTCTCATATGATAACTGAATTATCTCAAGATGGTGATAATTTTGTTGGTAAAGCAAAAATTATGGATACACCTTTTGGTAATATTGTAAAAAACTTAATAAAAGAAGGTACAAGTTTAGGTGTTTCTTCTAGAGGTATGGGAAGTGTTAAAGATGTAAATGGTATTGATGAAGTACAAGAAGATTTTATTCTTGCAACCGTAGATATTGTTTCTGACCCTTCTGCTCCAGAAGCCTTTGTTAATGGAATTATGGAAGGAAAAGAGTGGGTATGGGAAAATGGTGTGATTAAAGAAAAAACTATTCAAGACTATAAAACTGCTATTAATAATACTAGCAAACAATACTTGGATGAAACTAAAATCAAAACATTTGAAGATTTTATGACTAGATTAAAGTCACGATAAAAAATTCAAATATATAAATAATATAAACTTGATGTTTATATTCCATTATTAAAGGAGAGTTAGTAAGATGGCTGATAAATCATTAGAAGAACAAATTAAAATTGAGTTAGAAGAAGGTAAGAAAATGAAGAAAGAAATGGATGATATGGAAAAAAAAGATGATGAGAAGGATATGGAAGAAGAAGAAAATAAAGAAGAAACTACAGATGAAGCTTCATGTTCAGATAAAAAATTGAAAGAAGATGATAAAGAAGATGATGATGAAGAAGAAAAAGAAATGGATGAAGTAAAAGCTGATGATGATTATTCTGAAGTTGAAGATCCAAAAGATATTAAAGGTAAAAAACGTCCTAAAGATAATACCAAGAAAGAATCTAAAGAGATTGAAATTGATGTTTCTGAGCATGTAGATGCGTTAGTTGCAGGTGAAGAGATGTCTGAAGATTTCAAAGCAAAAG